CGCGGAAACCAGCGCACAAGCACAAACGGACGCTCTAAGCGGCGCTCTCGAATTTTCTGGAACAGGGGCGACGGCGCAAGCGGCGCAAAACGACGACGTCATCGCGACAACTGGTTACGACGGCACGGTCGCGAGCGCGCAAGCTGCACAGTCGGACAGCGCATCGGGCGCGGAAACGTTTACGGGATCAATCGCGACCGCACAGTCGCAATCGACGGCGGCATCGGGCGCGGAAACGTTCACCGGCACAGCGACGACCGCACAAGCCGCACAGAACACAATCGCCAGCGACGCAAGCGCGGTTACCGGCTCGATCGAGACTTCGCAAGCTGCACAGTCGGACACGGCGACCGGCGCGACAGTAGAACAGCAAGCGGGCGGATCGGCGGGACGTCAACGTCGACGATCAACCTACAATCCGCCGCGGATCCCGCGTCCATTGTCCGCGCCGCCTGAGATTATTCCGGCAATTTCCGGGACCGCTCGGACCGGGCAAACCTTGCAACGGTCGACCTTGCTCGCGAATTTGCATTTCGTCGGCGAGCACGAACAATTCCAGCAAAGACAAACCACCGCGGGATTCGGCGAAGTCGTCGACGTCGAACTCGAATTGCTTACAGCGATCATGCTCGAAGTCGCCTAAGGAGAATTATTTATGAAATTTAAAGACTTGAAATTGAATCTTACGAAGTCGATCACGGAAAAAGGCGAGTTCGAAGGCTATGCGTCGACCTTTGGAAACGAAGATCTCGGCGGCGACGTCGTCGAAAAAGGCGCGTTCACGAAGACGATCAGCGAAAACAAGAACGTTCCGATTCTCTGGGGACACAATATCCGGGAAGTGATCGGAGTCAACAAAGACTTTTCCGAAGACGCGAAAGGTTTATTCGTCAAAGGACAATTGATCCTCGACGTGCAACGCGCCCGCGAGACGCACGCTTTGATGAAAGAAGGCGCAGTCAAAGGCTTGTCGATCGGTTACGACGCGATCCGCGTTGACTACAGCCGCGCGAAAGAAGGCGTCCGGATCATCAACGAAGTAAAACTCTATGAGTATTCCGTGACAGCGTTTCCGATGAACGAGGCGGCGCAAGTTACGGACATCAAGAGCGCGGAAGATGCAACGCGCGCCATAAATGAACTGCTACTCATAAAAGATTGCACGAACGTCGATCATGCTTTGATCGATGCCGCGATCCAAAAACTTTCGTCACTTCGCGCCGCGAAAGCACTCGAAGCCGACAAGCACGGAAACGACGCGCCGGAACTCTTCCACCCGTCGTTAGAAAAGCTCGACAGCATTTCAAAAATCTTACGAGGGGTTTAAAGCAATGGAAATCAAAGATATGGAAACTAAACTGAGCGGCATTGAAGCCGATCTCAAAACCTTTTTCGCAAAACACGCCGAAGAGTTCAAGGCGACCGGCGCGTCGTCCGCCGAAACCAAAGCCGCACTCGAAAAACTTGGCGAAGACTGGAAAGAATGTTCTTCGCGCTTGCTCGCGGTCGAGCAAAAGATCGTCTCGCGCAACGATCCGGGCGCAACCGAAGTAAAGAGCGTCGGCGACTTGATGGTCGAATCCGAAGGTTTCAAGGCAATGGCGAAAGGTGCGAACCGTTCCGGACAAATCAAAGTCGGATCGTTCCACAAAACCGCTATCGTCAATGCAACCGGACAGAATCAACCGCTCGTCCCAGATATGCGCGTTCCGGGAATCATGGGGCCGGGACTTCGCCGTCTAACCGTCCGCGATTTGATGCCAAATTTACGGACGTCTTCGAATCTCGTCCAGTTCGTGCGGGAACTTCTCTTCACGAATAACGCAGCATCGCAAACCGGCGGCTCGCCGAACTCTGGCGAGAACGTCGCAAAACCGGAATCGGCGCTGACGTTCGAAATGGAGAACGCGCCCGTCGAAACCATCGCGCACTGGATCCCGGCGTCGCGTCAGATCTTGGACGATGCGCCCGCACTTTCCGCTTACATCAACTCGCGTTTGCTCTTTGGTCTGAAACTCGAAGAGGAACGTCAATTGTTGCTCGGAAGCGGATCCTCGAATAACTTGTCCGGACTGGTAACGGAGGCGACCGCGTACGACACGGCGCGAACCAACGTCGCGACTGATACGTTTATGGACGTAATCCGTCACGCGATCACACAGGCGGAAGCGTCGTTCTTCGACGTCGACGCGGTCATTCTTAACCCGCAGGATTGGGAATCGATCGAATTGACGAAGACGAGCGGATCCGGCGCAGACGGGCGTTACATCTTCGCAAACCCGCAATCGATCGCAACTCCGCGACTGTGGGGGAAGACCGTTGTCCCGACGTATGCAATGCCGCGATCACAATTCCTCGTCGGCGCGTTCGCACTCGCCGCGGCGATCTGGGATCGAGACGACGCAACCGTCGAAGTAAGTCGCGAACATTCGGATTTCTTTATTCGAAACATGGTCGCGATCCTTGCGGAAGAACGGTTAACTTTGACCGTTTATCGTCCGTCGGCGCTCGTTTATGGCGGGTTCCCGTACGGAAGCTAGAATTTAAACGCGCAGCAACAAAAAGCAGGCTGGTTGCCAAACTTGGGCGGGCGCTTTCGGGTTCCCGCCCGATTTTTAAAAACACATGGAAACAGAAAAAAGAATTCGAGTGCAAATGACGAAGCGTGATCAGAATCGCCAAGCGGGAAGGTTCTACAACCTACCGGCACCGGAAGCGCGGCGATTGATCGAGATGGGAAAGGCCGTCGTCGTTCTCGGACCATCTGAGACGAAGCCGATCGAACCGGGCGAAACGAAACTGATTGAACCGGGAACGAGACGAAGTAAAAAAAAACGGATCTCGGCGGACTCCGAATCCTGATTGCGATCAAAACTTGCCACAAATACCGTCATCGCGCCGATGCTCAACGAAGAACATGGATTCCCGACGTCGAGGGATGCGATCTCCGATTCTTTCTTGGCCGGTTGGAAGGCTATCAACCGCGGGCGGACGAAATCGTGTTGGATGTCGCGGACGATTACTTATCTTTACCGGACAAAACTCGGGCAATTTGCAAGTGGGCTATTGATCAAGGCTTTGATTACATTTTTCAGTGTGACGATGACGTTTATCTTCGGCCTGAGCGATTGCTTGATTCGGGTTTTCAATCCTTCGATTACGTTGGACGACTTCGCGGTCCTAGCGGGAAATATCCCGCGCCGTATTGCTCGGGTTTTTCTTATTGGCTCTCGCGAAAGGCGATGCAAGCCGTGATCAATGCGCCATGGAACGGCGATACCGCCGACGATCGATTCGTCGGAAACGTCTTGCAAGACGCTGGAGTCGTCGGCGCACTCGACGAGCGTTACCAGATCACGCAAATAAACGAAGCGCTTCCGCCCGGCTACAAAGGCGATTTCGCTCGCGAGGACGAAATGGTAGGTAACGCCGTTTATGGCGCGGGACTTCGCGGCGCGGCAGACTACCGTTACAGGTTGATCAGCGCTTTCCAAAAGTCCGATTTGCCGAATACCGAAACGCCGGGCGACGGACCGCGGGAAGGAAACGACATCATTTCCGCGTGCGAGTTCGAGCCGCAAGCGATGGAACGCATTCACCGCCAGTTTTTACAGTTCATGGGATCCCCGCGACCGTTACTTCCGGACGGCGAATTTTCGAGCGTTTGCGTTCTGATCAAAACCTTTTTGCGCGACCGCCATCTCGAGGAAACGATCCGCGGTTTGCAAATGCGCGTCCCGGAAATCAAGATCGTTGTCGTCGACGACGGCGAAGACACAAACCGGAAAATTCAACTCGCGCAACGCTTGCGCGATCAAGGGCATGTTTATATCTGGTTGCCGAAAGACTCGGGATTCGGCGCGAAAGCAAACGCCGGGATCGCGGCTTGCGATCGCCCGTTTGTGCTGATCGGATCGGACGACTTCGATTTCAACGAAGGATTATTCGTTCGCCGCGGGATCCGCTCGATGCTCACAGTCTTAAACAGTCGTCCCGAGATCGCGGTCGCGTCCGGGCGCGTCGACAATATCCCGTATGAGTTTCTGTTAGATCTGGGTGACGACTGGGCACAGATGAAACGCGGACACCGCGGAAACGGATCCGTCGGTCCGGTTCAATACCAGTTGTGCGATTTGACCGTTAATTACTCGCTGATCAGGCGCGAAGTTTTCGACGTCGTTTCATGGGATGGCGACAAGGATTCTCCGAAAATAGGTGGCGGCGAGCACGGCGCTTTCTATGTCGACTTAAAGCGCGCCGGATTCCAAGTCGCTTACGTCGTCGGCGTAAATATCAATCAATTGAAACGGATCAAACCGGATCCGCGCTATTTAGAAATGAGAATGCGCGCGCTCTCGCCTGAGCGTCCGTGTTACTTGCGGCGCGGGATCAAACACTTTCGAAATCCGGAAGGCATTTGTGAAATGTGCGGAACAAGATGCGCAACGGAAAATCGCCCGGCAACGATTCAATGAACGAACACGACGAACGGGAAATCATCCAAGAGGCAAGCGGGCGGCTCGCGAAGTTCGAAGGGATGCGGCTTTTGATTGGCGTCGTTAGTTGCGCGCGCGATCGCGAGTCTCACGAACTGATCAGACAAACATGGGCGAAGGACTCGCCGGTCGCGGTCCGTTTCTTTGTCGGTCGCGATTGCCCGACAACTGAGATCGACGAAATCGCGCTCGACGTCCCGGACGATTGGAACGGACTACCGGCAAAGGTGCAAGCGGTTTGCCGATGGGCGCTCTTTCACGGCTATGACTTCTTGTTTAAATGTGACACTGATTCTTACGTCTCGATTGCTAGACTCTTGGCATCGGGATTTGAGCGCTGGCATTACATGGGCGGATGCGGCGAAAGCGAAAATGTATATCCCGACTCCTGTTTTCCCGCCAACGGCGGAGGTTATTTCCTCAGTCGGCGCGCCTTGTCCTTTCTCGCGGAACATATGAATTTGGGACTCGGTAAAAATTGCGAAGACTGGTGTGTCTTTTTGTCGCTTATGCGAGGCGCGTCGATCTTCGTGCACCACGACGCGCGCTTCCGGGCGAACCGACCGGAACCGGGACAGGGTCCGAGCGCGGATAACGACTTCGTAATCTTGCACGACGCGGGCGAACACTCGCTCCGAAATCCCGAACGAATGATCCGCGCACACGAAGCGGCAACGGAGTTGGTTTTTTGAAACCCCTGATCGCGGTTCTCACTTGTTGGACGTTCGAGGTGAACGGACACAATGACGCGCTTCGCCGCACATGGTTGAAAGACGCGAAAGGTTTATTCGATTACAAGTTCTTCGTCGGGACCGGGCAAGGCGCGGAAGCCGCGGCGCTTCCACCGGACACAGTCTTTTTGCCGGACGTCGACGACGGACAGGGCGCGGTTACATACAAGCTACGCGCGGCGCTTCGCTGGGTTTGCGAGCGCGATTATGAGTTCGTTTACCGATGCTTCCCAGATACCTACGCGCGCCCGGAACGACTTCTCACTTGCGGATTCGAGGCGCACGACTATCACGGCGACTTCCGCGGCGAACATGCAACGCCCGACAACTACCCGTCGGGCGGTCCGGGAAACTTTATGTCGCGCCGCGTTATGGAACTCGCGCTCGACGCACCGATCGAGGGACCGGGCGCAGACGGAAAACACACACGCGTTTGGCCGTATGCCGACGATCTTTGGTTCGGGCAAGTCTTGAACTGGCATCGCGACAAAGGTTTCCGATATTTCGACGATTCTCGCTTTATCAACCGCGGATCCCGAGCCGTCGGTCCGCTCAAGACAAACTCGATCGTCGCGACGCATCTTTCCTGTCCCGACTACCCGAAACCTTACTCGCCGGGAATTATCGCGCACATGCTCGACCGGCATCGCGCATGGTTGGCGTCGCAATGAATACCGCAACAATGGCTCGCCAGATCGCCGCGGAAGCGATCGCAATCGAACCGGGAAACCAGAACGAAGGCGAGTTCTCGGAATTGATCGCAATGCTACTGACGACGAACCCGATGCGAAACGTCATGGAAATCGGGACGGAACGCGGTTGCTCGTTCTATGCGTGGTGCAAGGCAAGCGCGCCCGACGGCGTGAAGATCTCGCTTGATTGGGGATGGGGCGCGAGCGGGACCGGCAATTTCCGGACCGCAGAAGCGCGCGCGGAACGCGATAACCGTTTGCTCGGATACGCGAAGAACGTTTATCGCATCGAAGGCGA